GGTAATTCGAACCACGATTTTTTTCTAGAAAGTGGGTTTTGGAAAAGTCCGATTTGTAGTCCGTTTGCTTGGAAAGTCCGGCCATGGCAGTGAACCTGATCACCAAATCAGCGTACGCGCGGCTGCGTGGATGCGATGAAAAGGCGGTGCGCAAGGCTGTCAATGAGGGGCGTATCAGCCTGATTGATGGGAAGATTGACCCGGCTGTTGCGGACATTCAGTGGGCGCGGAACACTCGGGCTCGTGTGTCTCAGTCGCCAGCCGGTGCAGCAGCTGAGACGGTGGCATTGGATCTGGAAGTGGCTATCGATGCAGCACCTGGTGCAGCAGCTGGTGCACGTCAGTCTGAAAAGGTTCCTGTAGATCCGGGCTACATGCAATTCAGGTCTCGGCGCGAGGAAGCCGACGCCCAGATCGCGGAAATGAACGCCGCCAAGATGCGCGGGACCATGGTGATCCGGCAAGACGTCGACCGTGGCATGTTCGAGATCGGGCGTGAAGCGCGTGACCGGTTGCATGCCTGCGCCAGGCGCATTGCGTCCGAGGTTTCATCCATCACATCGGCTGAAGAGATCGAGGCGATCATGGATCGTGAGCACCGCATCGTCCTGGAACTGCTGGTCACCAGCTTCCGTGAAAAGATTGGCGCTGCCGCAAAGGAATCGTCATGAGTGACATGAGCGACGGCTATCAGATCGCTCTGGATGCCTTCGCGCGTGGCCTAGAGCCGGACCCCAACCTTACGGTGGACGAGTGGTCTGACCGGTTCATGGTCATTCCCAAGAGTACGGGCAGCAATGAGGCGGGACCCTACCGCACGGCCCGTACACCGCACGCCCGGGAAGTGATGCGGGCGCTGTCCGACAGCCACCCTTGCAAGCGCGTGGTGGTGATGGGGGCATCGCAAATGCTCAAGACGCAGGTGGGACTGAACTGGTTTATGGCCAGCATTCACCAGTCGCCATCCAACTTCCTCTGGCTGGTGCCCACGGGCAAGCTGCAGAAGCGCGCGGCCTCCCGGATTGACAAGACCATCGCGGCCATCCCGCAGATCGCGCAGCGCGTGGCCAAACCCCACAGCCGGGACAGCAACAACAACAACGACATCAAGGAATACGTGGGCGGCGCGCTCTACCTGGCGACCGCCGGCGCCGCTGCCAATCTGTCCGAGCTGAGCGTGCGCCGCGTGCTGTTCGATGAGATCGACCGGGCCAAGGAAAACGTGGGCGGGGAGGGTGACCCCGGGGAGCTGGCCGAGGCCCGCCAGACCACCTTCGAGCGCAACCGAAAAACCTACTATCCCAGCTCCCCCACCATTGAGGGCGAGTCCGTCATTGAGGGTCTATACCGTCGCGGCACCCAGCGCGAGGCCCTGGCCGAGTGCATCCACTGTGGTCATGCCCAAGTGCTGGTCTATGAAAACCTCATGATGAGCGACGACGGCACCCGCGCCATGTACCCGTGCATCGAATGCGGTGGCTTGCATGAAGAGGGCGACAAGACCCGCATGTATGCCAACGGCCTGTGGACCGATGGCGTGCCTGGTGACGGCGAGACCGAGAGCTTCTGGATCAGCGGCCTGTTTCTGCCCTATGGCTGGATTCCGTGGGTCTCCCTGATGCGCCAGTACAAGTTGGCCAAGGCCAAGCTGGACGAAGGCAGCGAAGAGGCCATGATCGTGTTCTACAACACACGCCTGGCACGGTGTTGGGCGCGCAGCAAGGAGTCCACCCGCTTCGACGCGCTCATGGCCCGGGCCGAAGACTACCGCCTGGGCACTGTGCCCGCGGGCGGCTGCGTGCTCACCGCCGCGATCGACACTCAGGCCTACCGTCTGGAGTTGAAAGTGGTGGCATGGGGCGAGGGCATGGAGTGCTGGGTCATTGACTACCACGTCATCCACGGCTCACCCGCCGAACTGGAGACCTGGGAGAAAGCGGACGAACTGCTCAAGGGCCGATACCGCCACGTCAGCGGCGCTATGCTGAACATCAGCGCCACATTCATCGACTCCGGTGGATCCAACACGCAGGACGTGTACAACTTCGCGGCCGAGCGCAAGCGGCGCAACATCTTTGCCATCAAAGGCCACAGCCGCCCGAATCGGCCCATCCTTAGCGCCAAGCCCAGCCTGGTGGACATCACCTGGAAGGGCAGCACCAAAAAGAACGGCGCACAGCTCTGGTTTGTGGGGCCGGACACCGCCAAGGACTATTTGCAGGCCCGTTGGTCGCGCCCCAGTGGCCCCGGCGCGGTGCATTTCAGCTCTGATTTGCCAGAGACCTACTACAAGGGTCTCACCGCTGAATACCGCACCTATGGATACAAGCGCGGCGTCAAGGTCAGCTGGTGGGAAAAGAAGAAAGGCGAGGCCAATGAGCCGCTGGACTTGATGAATTACAACCTGGCAGCCGCCTACTTTCTGGGTCTGCACAAGAAATCCGAGCACAACTGGGCCTCATTGCGCTCCCGCCTGGTGCCCCAGGTGCTGGATTTGTTTGCTCAGGATGCCGAAGTGCCTGCTGAAGTGGCGAATGCACTACCGGTTGGAACCCCCGCACCCGTCACACCGGCACCCGCTGTATATACGTCTGCACAGCCAGTCACTCCACCCGTACCTGCCGCCGCCCCCAAGGTCGTCAACGGCAAGATTTCACTCTCTGGCCTTCGTAGGGGTAATAGATGATGCGCGACAAAATCGATTTTTCCGCCTTGGAGCCCGACATCGTCGCGCTAGTCCTGCAAAAGGTTATTGAAATGTCTCCCGGCTTCAGCCAGGCCCTTGCCCGCCAGATTGAACAAGACATCAAGGAACAACATGGTGGCCAGCGCCTGTTTGTGCCCAAGGGGGCCAAGCGCCTGACGCCTGAGCAGCGTAAATCGGTCTTTCAAGACGGATTGACGCAGCTATCGGACCATGAAATTGTCGAAAAACACCAGATCAGCAAAACCACCCTGTGGCGGATCATGAAAAGCGGCGGTGGTCGATTCAGCGGATAGGGCAGTTTCACTTTGCCCTATTTGAAACAGCCATTTTTTGGGACAGTCGGCTCCAACACTGGAGCCACCCATGGCGGGAATCACCCTTCTACAAGCCCAAACCCAACTCGACACCTACCTAGCCGCTGAAACGGCTGTTCTTGCTGGGCAAAAATACGAGATTGCGGGGCGCATGCTTGCCCGCGCCGATCTTGAATTTGTGCAAAAAGGCGTTGAGACCTGGAATGCACGGGTGATCACACTCACCAATAAGTCAATTGGCCGTAGCCGTGGCCGCACTGTGGTGGTCGGTTGATGCAAAAGGCAACCATCCAACCCATGGCTACACGCACCGTGTTGCCTACCCAGCGCACCGTGCAGCTCACCACTGCCGTGCTCGATGCTTGGCGCGCACAGCACGGCCCAGAGACAACTCGCAATGCAACTGGCGGGCAAACTGCACTGGCAGGTGGCTACTCCGGCGCACGTATTGACCGCGCCCAGCTCAGCCGCTGGATGCCAACTGCAGGCAGCGCCAACACCGATACGATCCGCGACCTTCCCATGCTGCGTGCCCGCTCGCGGGACCAAATGCGCAACGCACCCGTGGCGTTGGGGGCCATCAACACTACCGTCAGCCATGTGGTGGGTACCGGCCTTACCTACACCCCTGCCATTGATGCCGAGTATCTGGGCCTCAATGACGAACAGGCCGAGGAGTGGCAAGACAACACCAAGCGCCGCTTCAAAGCCTGGGCCGAGTCGCCCGATTGCGATGCCGCCCGCCAGTTGGACTTTTACGGCATCCAGGAGCTTTCATTTCGCAGCTTTCTGGAGTCTGGCGACGCCTTTGTACTCACTCCTCGCCTGGCCCGCGCTGGCAAACCCGCCAGACTGGCCCTGCAGCTTATTGAAGCCGACCGCGTCTGCAACCCGAACCGTACCGCAGACACAGCCACAGTAGTGGATGGCGTGGAGATATTCCCCAACACCGGGGAGGTGTTGGCCTACCATGTAGCCCGTCAGCACCCAGGCGGCATTCTGTACGGTGGTAATCAGTGGGACCGTGTAGCAGCTCGCGGAAGTTCCACCGGCCGGCGCAACGTGCTGGCCATCTTCAAACCCATTCGCCCTGGCCAGGTGCGCGGCGTGCCATGGATCTCTCCGATCCTGGAGCCGCTCAAGCAGCTGGGGCGCTGGTCGGATGCAGAGCTGAATGCCGCAGTCGTCTCAGGCCTCATGGCCACTTTCGTCAAGATGGACCCCGACGCCTTTGACAGTCTGTACGACGAAGACGCCCAGGGCGCAATCATCGAGACTGCCAGCAAATGGTCGGGTGAGATGGAGTCTGGCAAAGCCATCAACCTGCTGCCCGGTGAGAGCATCGAATCCCCCGCACCTGGCAGACCCAACCCCGCGTTTGACCCCTTCTGGACCGCCATGGTGCGCCAGATCGGCATGGCCCTGGAGATGCCCTACGAAGTGCTAGTCATGCACTTCCAAAGCAGCTACTCTGCAGCCCGCGCCGCCTTGCTCATGGCCTGGAAGTCTTTCCGCTCCAAGCGCGACTTGCTGGCAAAAACCCTTTGCCAGCCTGTGTTTGAGCTTTGGCTGGCTGACGAAGTAGCCGAAGGCCGAATCAGCTGTCCTGGTTTCTTTGCTGACGACAT